TTGGCACTAGTAGTGCCTGTTGCAAAAGATGTACTATTACCGACTGGTTGATGTGCAGCCATTACTCTTCTTCCTCAGTTGTTTCTGGTTCTGTTGCATCAGCAACTGGTGTTTCTACTTCACTTTCAACTTCAGGGATCTGGTCCCCAAATAAACTATTTGCAATTTCTGGCTTTAAAGAATCAACTTTATCTGCAGATTTTGCATATAGAATGTCTTTTATGGCATCACTCACCTTTGAAGGAGAGTCATTTGCCACAATAGCATCCATTAAATCGTCCATACTAATAGTCATAACATTTCCTATAGGTTATTTATATCTCTCCGCCCTTAGGTAATTTTGTCATACCTGCGTCTTTGGATCCTTCGAGGTTTGGTTCCATAATTGGAGCACCTAAATCACCACCTCCAGCTGCTACTTCTTCACCAACTCCTGGTGACATACCATTGAATCCATCAACGGCCATTGCAGCTTCAGCAGGATCTTGGATGATTCCATCCTCAATTTCCTTATTAATAAGTTCATCCTGCTCAAGAATATCTTCATCTGATTGACGAAGAACTTTACGACGAACCCAATCTTGAGAGTAGTACTTACCAATATAAGGTTCTGCTTCCATAGCAAGAGAGAATCTTTCTCTTTGTAACTCAGCATCTTTGAGTTCTGAGAAATGATTATCATATACAAAGTCAAACTGAATGTTCTCAGACATTATATCCCAATCTTCTGGGGTACAAACATTCTTGAGAAGACATTGAGTCTTTAGCATATCTAAAAATAGATTACTAAATCTCTTACGTAGTCTACCTACAAACTTAGTGAACTTAAGTTCATCTCTAAGTATCTCAGAAGATCTACCTAAATTAAATCCACCATCTCCTTCTATTCTAGAGATTGGAACATTAAGTGCCTTATAGAGTTTCTTCTTAAAGTACTCGATGTCTGTAATTTCTCCAAGGTTTTGTCCACCTGGAAGTGTTGAGATTTCTGTTCCACGTCCACCCTCACGTCTAGGTAACCAGAAGTCCTCCATCATAGACATGAACTTCTTATCATCACGGATTTCTCCAGTGTTAGCATCATATACTAACTTGTTACGATATCTCATCATAACATCACGAAGGTATTGTTCTGCCTTCATTTTAGGAAGATTACCTACATCAATATAGAATATTCTTCTTTCAGGTGCTCTTGATAATCTGTAAATAACCAGACTATCCTCAATCATCCTAAGTTGATTAAGGGCCTTAATTGCCTTATGAAGGTATGAAAGTACCGAACCCTTGTTTCTATCTACTAGACCTGATGTGCAATATGCAATAGAGTCTTTGGAGAATTTAACACCCTTAGTGTCTGTAAGGTTGCTAGAGGGGTTTAAAGCACCACCTACAGTGCTCTTAGCACTGTAAATGAAATACTCTTCAATCTTAGGGAATGCTTGATGAATACTATTAATCTCTTTCTGACTATTAATAGCAGCTATTTTACCTGCCTGATTAGGATCTTCCTTAATTGCATGGCGAACAAAACGCATTTTCATTGCGTCAATATAACGCAATTCCTGTATTCCCTCGTGAGGTGCTTTTAAATCTATTACTTTATGATAGTATAATCTACCATCAACATACCAGTTACGATATATCTCATGAGACTTTTTATCAAAATCTAATAAATCTTTTATATATTTAAATTCCTTTCTAAGTTTTTCTTTAATACCTTCACTAGCATTTAACTTTGAAAGTTCTATATCTACAGGACTCTGATTAGTATCGGATACTATGGATTCTTGGATAACATCTTCAATTGCACCATCCACTTCTGGATGTAAAGCCATTTCACGATATCTACGAATTAATTCAAATTCGTTTTTGAATACACCTTCTAAATCTACATAGTTACCAAAAAACCCCGAAGTCATATAGTGATCACTTTGGTCCTCCTTGGAATCGGGGACGGGTGATACTACTGACTTGGGGGTTTCTTCATTATTCTCAATCGAGAATCCAAATAATTTAGCCATTTATACTATGGTGGACGATACCGTTCATAGTATTTAGTATAGCACAGATATTACCTTATGTCTGCTGCTTCTTTAGCACCTAATGCTTCAAAGTATTGTACTTGGAATTCAACAGTGAACTCTTCTATTGAGTCACCAGTTTCATATGAAAGTGCTATCTCAGATATATTCGTTGGGAATATATCAATAAACTTATACGCTCTGAGAACATTTGCTGCTTCAGTTGGTCCTTTACCACTGACTCCACCTGATGGTGCGACAGAAGAAAGAGTAGCTCCTCTTCCTAACTGATAAACAAAACCTTCTTTCATGTATGTACCAGGATTAGTTGCTCCTGTATTGTTATCAAGTTTAGAGATTCCATTACCCCATGCTTCAAAAGCAGTACGGAGTCTGAAGTCCTCATCATTAATAACAGTAATTGTCCAAGGATCGAAAGTTCTGTCTCCAGCAACCTTAAGAATACGTCCTCTAAAAGGAATATCTACAGGTGCTATGTTGGAAGCAGGCATATTCGCTGCCTTACACATGAAACGAAGAGTTGATTTATCAACATTTCCGTAAATGCCACCATCAACGTATGATGGCATATCTGGAATTGCTACTTCAAAGAGATTAGGACGTGCGCCGCCACCGCGAAGTGCCGACTTAAAGTTAGATATAGTCCTAACGTTTGGTGGGTTTGGGGCTGATGCCATTTGTAGTTACTCCTTAATTATACTCTACCTGCGACTTCCTCGAAACTAACACCTGTGCGAGTAGCAACAAAGGTTAGTGCAACGAAGTTGATAGATTTAGCGGGCTTGAGGAAGATGTCGGCACGGAATTCATTATTATCAATGACATCTGGTGTGTTGTTTGTTTCGTCGCAAATTACTAAGAAGTCGTAAAGACCACGCTTGCTTTGTACGTCACGTAGATATGGTTCTACGATGTTAACAAAGTTAGCACGAGTAATTTCGTCGTTAAACTCAAAGAGTTGAGCTTGTGCAGCTCCCTCTAATGCCTGCTCGACTGTAAGGAACAATCTTCTAACGTTAATTCTGTCAAACGCTGAGGCATAACCAAGGGCAGTTTTGTCTCCGAAGAGCATTATGCCAATACCAGGACGGAATACAACAGGGTTGATTCGCTTGGTATACAGAGAATCTCTTTGTGCTGATGTTGGATTAAATGCCAACTTAGTAGCGTTGTTAAGAACACCACGCTGCTGTCCAGCAGGAGAGAACCAAGGATAGAACTCTCTGTTAGTTCTAACCATGAGTCCAGCAATGTCTCCGTTTGTTGGAACCCAACGGAACTCATTGTTGAATCTATCAAACATATACTTATAACCACTATCTAAGATTAGATATGAAGATGAATTTGCTCCATCTAATGTGGCGATAACGTTTGATGTTTGTGTTGCACCAGAGGTGATGTTAACAACGTCTCCACGTTGTGGGCCACCTACGGCAACGCAATCTTTTCTTGTTTCGGCAATATCTGCCAATTTGTTGATCTTAGCCTGTGATTCTGCTCTTGTGTCAGAACCAGGACCACCGATTAAGTAATCAACTGCAATCTCATCCTTAGTTTGGAACTTCTCATAAGAAGTAATCAACGCACCAAGGGTTGCTTTGTATCCATTTGCAGCAGTGTAGTTGTTACCACCCTTAAGTGCATAAGTTGTAGCACCAATACCTGCAAAGTATTTCACATCTCCAGCATTCTGACCCCACTGTGCATCAGCATTACTGATGGCAGAGAATTGAGTTCCACCGAATCCAGTGTTAACTGGTCCGATAAGACGCATTGCGTCATATGCAACAGATGGATTATATCCTGCAAATGTCTTCTCAGAGAAATCTGCGAGATAATTCTTGTACCAGATCTTTTGTCCAGCATTTCCTGATGACTCAGCATCAACTGCTTTAGATAGACCTAAATGCTTCTCAAGAACATTACCTTTAATTCCAGTTATGTTTCCAGAATCATCAACAACAACGACGTGTAAAGCATCATTTCTAGCACCTCTATCAAGAGCATACTGGTTGCTCACTGGTTTCTGAGCAATTGACTTCCAATAAACAGTTGAGTTATCTAATTGGAGAGTTTGAGCATCGTACCAATCAGACACTGTAGTAGGAGTTAATGCACTACTACCAACTGTACCAGCAGGAAGATTAGTGAATAAACTATCTGAAGTACTGAATGCATAGATACCACCTTCAGAGTAATCAACCTTAGTTTCAGTTGAACCACTACCAACTGTTTCTACACGAGAAACAATCTTAACATCGATGGTTGACTTACCACCAACAGCGTCAGTAGAAACACCAGTAATGATACCCTTAAGGTAACCTACAAAATCACTAGTAGTTCCTGCACCAGGAAGAACTGTACTTAGAGCAGCTGTTATACCATAACCAACAGTTACACCAGAACCAGCAAGACTTGTAGAACTTACTGTAAGTGTTTGATCAGCAAAGTCATCAATGAAGCAGACTTTTAAATCTTTTGCCCACTGTCCAGGGTTCTTAGCAGCGTAATAGAAATCGGTAGCAGAAGTGTAATTAGCTTGATAATCATCGTAACTCTTAATCTTCAGAGTTGTTGTATTAGCAATACCAACACCAGCATTAGCATTTTTAAGATCTGCGTCGTCTGTTCTAGCAACCTTAATGATACCACCATATGAAAGGAATGATGATGCAGTCATCCAGTACTCATACTGAGCATCAGTTCCTATTGGCTTACCAAATGTGTTTATTAAATCTTGTTCGTTCTCAACAGTGATCGGATCATCAACGGGTCCGATTTCAAAAGGACCAGCAATAGCACCGATATTATCGAGTACATTATCTGCCCTTCCGACTGTTAGATCAACTTCCCTGATTAATACACCAGGAGATACTAACTGAATAGCCATGCTTGTGTCCCTCTTAGGTTCCCAATTTCCTAAGAATTATTTATTGAAAAGAACTATTTCACAGGGGAAACAGTGCATGAACTATGATTTATAATCCCACATATAACTCATATCACCATAAGTTGACTCTATATCATCCTTATCTGATTTGGTCCATCTCTGTCCATCGTCATCTACAAAAGAGTCATCTTCTAACCCATCAAGCATAAAACCAAATGGTGCCATATCTTGTTCTATTTGATTTTTATTATCTTCATACAATCTTTTACGAACATCTTGATCAGTTAACTCTTTAAAGTAATCCTGTGCTACCAACCATGCATATATTACAAGACACATTGCTAAGTCATCATTACAACCATCATCTGCCTCAAATGAATTACTCTTTGAGATGAATGTAGTTAATTCTGATATGATCTCATAGTCATTAAATAAAACCTTATCAGCCTCAATCATTGTCTTGAGGTTTAATGCTCCAACCTTCTTAACAGTCTTGGACATCTTAACTCCAAGTTGTACCTTAGTACCAGAGAATCCTTGTCCTATAACCTGCCCTGCTCTTCCTCTCATAGATGACATAAGAAGATTAGGATATTCAAAATCATAGTTAAGAATAGATGCAACCTGATCCCCAATATCATTTACTTCTACTAATATAAAGGCATCATTGTATCCTTTACAAGTTTCGTGTATAATGTTAGGAAATAACATAGGTTTAATTTCATTATTCCTATACTTTGCTACAACTCTATGGGGGAATTCTGTTATATCAACAATTATAAATGTAGAATAATCCTCTCCCACACCACGAGCAACGTCTACTGTACAAACATAATCATGTTTATCAATAGGTTGTTCGTATAAATCTAATCCTTCATTAGACATTTTTGGTTTATCATAAACCAAAGATTTTAATTTTGCTGGTGATATTAAGGTATCAACAGAACCTAAGAAATTACATTCAAACTCAACTTTGAATTGTGACTCTGAAGTATTAGCAATCGTCTGTGCTTTCCAAGCTTCATCTCTACCAGGAACTTCACTCCAATGGACAACAGTAGGTATATATTCATTATCTCCGTTCTCAGCATCATGCCACATGCGATAGAAATGGTTCATACCCTTAGGGGTAGAAACGATGATAATCTTGGTTGATTTACCAGATGAAATAGTAGGGTAAACCGAACTAAAGAAGTCGTCAGCAATATGATTAGGAACGAACGCAAATTCGTCTAGGAATATGATGTTGAATGTCATACCCCGAACTGCAGCAGCAGATGTGGATGCTGCCATAATCTTGGAACCGTTCTCCAGTTCTAAACTACCTTTGTTCCATACAAGAATACCCTGTTGCATCCATTTGGGTAAATTCTCATAAGCAGTCTGGAGTCTTGCTAACAAGTCTCTGGCAGTTGCTGCTTTGTTTGCTAGAATACCAATATTAACATTATCATTGAAGATAGCATAATGAAGTAGATATGATACAGACGTAGTAGACTTACCAGTCTGACGAGGCATCATACAAATATTAAATCTATTATCATGAAATCTTTCTATTAATTTCTCTTGGAATGGCCACATATCGAAACCAACCAATCCCTCGTCAACGTTGACGATTTTTATATACTTTCTAGCAAAATAGACTGGATCAAATTTACATTTAATAAATTCTTGAACTTGATCATGGGTAAACTCAATCTCAGTGTTTGCTTTCTTGAGATTGGGATTACCAAGATAAATTTCTTGAGGCATAATAATTAGGATTCTCTAAATCCACTAATAATAAATGTACAGGTTGCGCCAGCACCAGTAGATTCAAATCCACCAGCACCAACAAATAAGGCATCTCCAGTATTCTGAAGAACTAAAGGGGAAGCATATACATCAAATCTATAATTTCCTCTATCAGCAATGCTTTCATCAGCAATCCTAAAATCAGGAGAATCAGTAGTTCCACCATTAGGAACAAAATAAATTTGAGCACTTGTAGATGCTCCATAACCAGCATGTGCGTATACACCGTCAATATAAATCTTTTTATTATCAACGCAAGTAATGATACCCACTGTGCTACCATAGGCAACCTTAATAGGATTACTTAACTTTGGATATATGTTAGCCATATTTTTTAAGTGGTAATTTCAGGACCACCTCCCTGTCTCACTGCTTGTATTTTTTTCATAAGAACCATTCTTTTAATTACAGATAATCTTTTTTCCTGTGCTTGCATTTTCTTTTCTTTCTTTTTTGCAAGTATTTTATCTGCAGTCTTTTCTACTGATGGAACGCCAGCAACTCCATCATGCTTTTGAGGACTAGGGTTTGCATCCTCAGGTAATTGTAGAATTGGTTTAGTAGGATCTCTCAAAACCACATCATAACTCATAACTCTAGATCCAGGATATACTTTTACAATTGCATCTTGTACTTCTTTCTTAGATGGCATCTTTAGTTCTGGGAAGAACATCTGAAGAGACATATACTTACCACGCCACTGGAATGTGACATAAAGTGTCTGCCCATTTATTCTTGGAAGCGTTGTTGCTTCATAAGTATAAGTCTTCTTACCAACTTTGGTATGTCCATACTCACCAGTTTTACCTGGACGTACTTGTCCTAACTTACTACCTTTCCTAGAAGGACCAGTTGAGGTGTTACGACCTCTCTTAGTAGTAGGGTGTATTGTTGCTTTGTCCTTTCCTTTCTTTGTGATTACAGCATCTTGGTTATACTCTTTACCAAGACGTTTCATTTGTTTCTTAAATTTCTTAAACTTCTTCTTAGGTGCATTAACGGCCATTGATGGTTCGCTAACTGTCTTCTTCTTACCCGTCTTCTCATCCTTTTCAGGATACTCACCTTTCACCTTCTTATATCCATAACCCATGCTACGGATCTTCTTGCCAAGTTCCTTATTACGTGATTTATTTTCTTTACTAGACTTGTCTGCTCTGTTACCAGTTAAAACTGCGGTGCTGCGACTCTTAGAGTGCTTCACCTGACGTGCCATTCCACCTTCACCAATAAGTTTTGGTCCACCTGCTTTCTTTTCTGCAGCAGCCTTTTCATTAGGATTAGCGTTACCTTTCGCAAGATTACGCATCTTTGCTTTCTTTTGTGCTGACTTATGTGCAGTCTTATCTATTTCAAATGATTCGCTACTCACTCCTCCACCTCCATTGGAACCGTTCCCATTGCCATTGCCGTTGCCAGAATTAGACCCATTAGTTCCTGAATGTCCATTGCCATTCTTGTGGCCGTTTTTCTTAGATTTTCGTCCATCATTTTCATCCTCTGGATCACGACCCAACCAACGTCCACCCACATACGTGCGAGTAGATACGCATTCTCCCTTCGATACGTCATAGAATTTTCCAGGAGGACACTCTTTCATTTTAAATGGTGAAGTCTCCTTTTATTTATTCCTCTTCTTCTTCCATTACTTTTTGATAGTACTTTAGTTTTCTACGAAGAAGCAGAACTTCTTTTTGAAGCTCTGCTTTCTCCTCCTCTAAAAGTTCTATTTCGTCCTGATAGATGATAATACTCATGCAACTATTTAAGCATTTAATGTCTTCTTTAGCATTGTTACATTACTTAGAGACTTGCTTGTGGTGCTTGCGGTAACGGAAAATCAGGAGTACTAGCGGTAGGATTACTAGTGGAAGGAATATCATTGGTACCAAGAGGAAGTGCACCGCCACCCAGTCCACCAAGTGATCCAGTAACAGCTTCAATAGCTTGTTGCTTGACTGAATCAATGATAGAATCTCGGTTGACATATACAAATAAGCCACTGCCAATAAGGGCAATAGATACAGCACCAGACGCAATAGCAACGACATTTACAATTTTTTGCATTTTAGATAACCTAATTCTGTGAATTGTCATTTATATATTATATCACATCTTGAACGGTTCTTCTGACTTTGTGTCAGTAGTAATCTTAAGAGGGGCTTGTTCAATTCTAATTGTTTGAACAGGACCAGCACTTGCTTTCGCCATAATTGCTTCCATATCTGCAGCAGTAACAGGAGGAGGTCCACCGTTACCATTAACAGCATTACCATTCTTGTCCATCTTCATAGTACCGTCTCCTTTTTTAGAAGCAGTCTGAATTCCGAAGCTAGCTAAAACTCCTGTAAATACCGAAGCAATAAATGTTGGATCAATTTTCTGCTGAGGGACCCCTGGGATAGCCACGTAATTAAGGGTCAATATTCCTCCGGACCAGACAAGAACGCCCATTCTGACGGCTGTGGAGATGATTGCTGCCTGTTCATCGGCATCTGGTAGTATTGCATCCTTGAGCTTACCAAGAGCACCTTTTTTTTCTTCTTCTTTCTTCTCTTCTTCGACGATTTCTTCTTTTACTTCTTCAGGCATTCACTTAGTGCAAGGCTTAATATATATGCAAATTTAGTCTCTAACACCCATTGCCCACCTTTTGACTTGGTTCAATCTTACTGAATCATTATGTCCATCTATCTTAGAAACATATTCTTTTGAGGCATCTATCATTCCATCAATAGAATCATTTCCATCAAGTTTGGTTTTAAGAGTCATCCTTTCAGTAGGTACAACTCCAAAGAATCTATTATACCTATCTTGTCCTGTCTCACCTGGACCTTGGAAACCTTGATCTAAAGGTGTAAGGTCATGTGCGAATAACTTTGGCACATATCCTGCCATAGCGGGATTGTTAGGTCCTACTGGACCAGACATACTGGGACTTTCAGACATAAACTGTTTAAATGTCTTCATCCCAATGCTAATACCAATCCTATTGATGCCTTACCTGTCAAATTAGAACCATCACCATAGTAAGTTACTGCTGCACCTGCAACTGCAGTAACCACACCAACAACTTCTATATTATTATTTGCTGTAACAATACCAACAGAATCTATATTAGTTACATCCTCATAGAAAACTGTACCAGCACAAGATATGTTACCTTTAACTGTAAGACTCTTAGCAATACCAACACCACCAGATACTACTAAAGCTCCATCATTAAATACAGTTGAATTAGTAGTATTACTGAGAGAAGTGATACCACTTACATTCATACCCATTGTAGAAGTATTACCTTGCTTTAAGGTTTGATCTAAAGTCTCTGCAGCAGGAGCAAGAGCAGTACTAGCAATACCTACCCATTTAGTATTTGCTTTATCAAATATCAATAACTGATTATCACCAGTAGTTTGATCAAAATCAACATCATCCAAATCCTTTATGGCTCCAGCACCACCGCCGCCCATAGTTGCTAGTTGGGTTTGTATTCTATTGATGAAAATTCTATAATGACTTGCTAAATCTTGCAAAGTAGCAAACTTTTTATCCATTGGTGTTAATGGATCTTGTCCACTACCAATATTCTCTGCTGTATCTGGTGGTTCATTCAGAATACCTTCTGAAAGGTCTTTCTGCTTCAACTGTATATCATATACAAGAGCCTTTAATTCAGTTAGATTTTTAAGTTCTTTCCTGATGACTTTTAAATCTTCTTCATAATACTTTGGTTTAGGTAAAGACTTTATTCTTTCTTGAAGAGACTTAACCTCACCATCCATATGCTTAGCAAGATTATCTGTAGACTCTACAAATGACTCTTGTAAATTATCTACAGTTTTTTTAGTTACTAAACTAAATTCATTAAACTTCTCACCTACTTTTTCATCAAAAGTAATTTGAAATTCTTTCTGATTTGCTTTAAGTTTCTTTTGAAGATTCCAAATAACAGTAGACTGTTCTCTAAGTTCTTTAAAAATATCCTTTCTAACAATATCAACTCTTTCATGAATAGTTTTAAAATCAGTCTTTGTTTCAAAACTTTTAGTGTTAGATTCTTCGTTTATAGTTTCTATTTCATGCTCAATACGTGTAGCTAAAGTTGAAATGGTATCTCTAACTCCTCTAAAATCCTCATCAATAACATTGAATCCTTTTCCAACCCAAGCAAAATCAGGGACTTCAGTGACTTTGGAAATCCAAAGAGGTAAAGTAGGGATAGAACTCTCAACCTTATTAATTGATTCTCTTAATGCTTGTAACTCCTCTTCATAATACCTAACCTCAGGTACTACAGGTATCTCCTCTTTTATCTGCTGAATAGTAACAGATAACTCTTCTAACTCTGGTGCATAATCTTTAACTTCTGGTATCTCTGGAATATCCTTACGGACATCATTAACCATACGTACCAACTCACCCCACTCAGGTGCTTTTATTACATCTTCTACTTCTAGAAATGGATTCCCATCAGCATCTTCAATAGTCTGAATTTCTTCTACAACTTCTTCTTCTACCTCCTCAGGTAGAAATTCCGCTACTGACGGTAATTGTTCAGTGTCAACAATAAACTCGTCTAGGGACGGTAGATTAGCAATAGGAATTTTATTGGCCATATTTCTATTTATTTTGTCCCTTGCTTGCATCTTTCAGCATCTTTGCTAATTCATTAGTTGATCCAACAAATAACGCATTTGTTACATTAGTAGGTCCTCTTTCTTTCTCCTCTTCAACTTCTTTAAGTTTCTTCTGCAGATCCATCAATTTATCGGTGGCATCTGAAACTGATTTAACTAGTTGTCCAGCAACTTCGTATGCTCTTGGCATTTCACTCTCTTGAGCAAGTTCAAGAATTCCATTAATTGCTTCTTGTCCTTTTTCAATGATAGAGTATAAATTGCCTCTTGTGTATTCGTAGTCATTTCTGATATCCGTTTTATCCCGATTTACGGGAGGTTTTTGAATACCAACCTTCTTAGTGTCTGCAACAATTTCACTTGCTACATCAAATGCTTCTTCCAATTCGGTGAAGTCTGCCATGATTAAACATCCTTATCTTGTGATGGACTATACTGTTTGAAATCTTGATAGAATGAAGTAGTTTCATTAAATCCGAAATCATCACCTATATCAATAAGTGCATCATCAGCAGTAGTAATAAGATCTACTGTAGCACCATCAACATGTTCAGCAGCACTGGTTCCTTCTTGTCCACGTAGAACAACAAGGTTGTTGCCATCAATCTCTTTAATCCTCATATTCTCAGTGCCAACATAGATATGATCATTCGCACTTAAAGCAGCTGCAGAACCTACAGTAACAAGGGTCTCTTTATCATTAAGATTTTCTGCCAAATATGTAGTGCCATCATTAGTATAATCCTTAACTGCCTTAGGTGTAACACTGTAACGAACTTCTCTTCTGAAGTCCTTACCTTTCCTTGTACTGTAATCGATGGTTGCTTTCTTAATAAGTCCACCAGATGCAGAAGGAATAGGTCCAAATAGATAAGTCTTTGCAGTAAATGTAAGTGTATAAATTAATGCTCTCCTTTCTGAGAAATCTCCTTCATAATCATCCGTGAAGGTTACATTATCCAAAACTATTGGGACATCTCTTTTTTCGCCAATAGTGGATAGTAGATTAACAGTTAGGTTATAGGAAGGTTGGAAGTATGGTAATATTTGTTCAACAATCTGCAATGCGTCGTCATTTAGTTTTGCAATGAGATTGAGTTCAAAACTCATATTATATGGAACTGGCATATAGACTTTCTTTGCTTTAGTCTTGTCAGACGTAGGAGCAGTTAAAAAAGTTTGAGTCTGGGTTACTTTCCTTGTAGGATCATAACTCATACCAGTAAATTCAAATGATAATCTAGGAAGTGTTAACGTCTGTGCATTCTTCAAATCTGGTGCTTGCTCTATCCTTGCCAAAAACTTTTGGATAGGACCATATGCAAGCGGCACCTTCATGACACTAACAGCCTTAGCATTGCTGTCAACATGCTTTATAGTTATGTCATTGAAGAGGGTTCCAAAACCAATTACGGTTTTTCGCAGAATCTCATGATAGAAATATTCAAACACAGATGATAACTCAACTACTTACTATTTAACAAGTTCAGAACCACCACCTATTGTACTTCCATTTTCAGTGGCCATTCTATACATTTCCTCATGTATATTATCTTCTTCTTGTGGTTCTACAGAACTTGGTGCCAAATCTAATGGTTCATCAGTAGCAACAGGCATACTATCTAATGGATTGGGTTTTTCATCATCAAACCAAGAATCATATGGAAGTCTATGTGATGTCATTAAGCGTCTCCGAATGGATTACCTCTAGTCCAGTCTAGTATATCATCACCAGATGATTGTATCACCTGATTTTCAGCATATGTAGAAACTATATCATCAGTAGTATCCACTGCAAGAGTATAAACTGCTGCAGATTCATCACCAGTAATAGATTCTCCTTCGAGGAAGTTTCCTGTTGCAATACCAACCACAAGGGTTTTAGTTGTTGCATCCCAAGTCTTGACTCTTGCTTTAGTTCCTGTGGATCCACCTGTAACTTCTTCATTAAAGTAGAAATCACCAGAACCAAGTAATCCAGGATTACTAATGGTAATAGTAGGTACTGAAGTGTATCCTGCACCAGCATTGGATAGTCTAGCAGACTGTATAGTGCCTCCAACAGCAACTACCTCTCCAACTGCAGTTATACCTGTTCCAGGGGCAGCAAACGTGATTGTAGGTGTAGTTCCATAGTATCCAGCACCACCGTCTGTAATCGTAACTACTCCAACAGTTCCTGTAGTAGCAATACCAACTGTTACAGCAATACCTGTACCACCTCCACCTTGGAAGGAAACTGCTGGTGGGGTTAAATATCCAGCACCAGGATTAGTAACACGAATATTCTCTATTGCAAAAGAAGTAGTAAGTCCAATCTTACTAGTTGTTATTGCTACAGCAGTAGCTGTAATGCCGCCAGCTGGAGCAGAAGAAATGGCAACTGTGGGGGTTGCCCTGTATCCGCTTCCAGGATTAAGGAGGTCAATGAACTGAATACCGCCGTTTCTAAATGTGGTGACAGCAGTAGCTGTTGTTCCGACACCAGTAAGTGTGAGAGTTTGGGAATATCCAATTTCTTCTGTTTCGTCATCAATTTGACCAATTCCAGTATCAACCGTTTCGTCTTCATAACGGAATACTTCACACTGTAGTTCGTAGACATAAAGTTCCTTCAACTGGTAGAACGGTTTAGCGTGTTCGACAAACTTAATTTCATATAGTCTATCATCAAGAGGGAACCATATCAAGTCTCCTTCTTTCGGACGGGTGGATAATTTAACTCCCGTTTCATTTCTAATAAGAGGGGTAATGTAGTTCTCGAACCTATCTTTAGATATAGTAAGATTAATATCATTTTGCACTTCAATACCAAACTTTGATAGGATCGTCCCATTCCCTTGGTATGTGTCATAGTTGTTAACGTATGCTTCTAATGGATAAGCATCATCAAACTTGGACTGTACTACTTCCTTAATAACAGTATTAGTTGTCAAGTACTTACGAGGAATGTAATAACACTCGACACCATAAGTTTTCAACTGTTCGTTGATTAAATCCTGAACCAAATTCTGTTCGTTTTTGGTTCCCTGTGTGAAAAATGGATTTAATGCCATTACCCTATCAGATCAAGTGGTAGTTCTTCATAATCCCAAGTCATTCTCTCCTGAATCTTGTCTAATTCTAGTTGAGCGTCATCATATATTTGACGGCCATTCAATTCAATGCCACCAGGAAGTTTAACTCCTGTAAATTTAATAAGATTTTGTCCCCACTGTCTCTTTAAAAGAGCAGTAAAGTATCTCTTTAAGAATCTATCATTATAAACCTTAGTTGAATCTGATGGATCAAGAACTCTCCAACAATCAATAATAAGATAATCACCAATTGAAAGACTATTAAAATCAATATCAAGATATAATCTATCCTGTCTAATATTATATCTTATCTGTTTCTCTGTATTCAATAGGAAATCAATATCTTCCAACTTCGTCTTTGTCATCGCATATGTTAAAAGTTCAAGCGAATCAAAGTAATAAACGTCATTCAGGAATAATTGATATTTCACACTAAACATATTATTGGTCATGGTATTAGAACCATCAAACCTGTAAATCTTATTGACACCTATTATACTCTCAGGCATCTTGATATAATTACTATTCTCTTCAAAAGAGAAGGTTGCATCTGCACCAGAAGTAGTTCCTATACCTGTACTTGCTGGTTGTGTGACAGTAGTTGTTACAATTCCTACTGATCCAATTCCTCTATTGATATCATTAGCAGTAATTTGATACTTTAATGGTAACTTAACTGCACCATCATAGTGTCTCTCATTCCAAAATTGGAATGCATCATCCAAGCAGTCACTGATTTGTTCATCAGCAACGTTTATTTCGAGAACGGGAGCACCAAGTTGCCTCTTAGCGTAATCGATTAATTCAGTTCTAGAAGCCGGCTTCGACATATTCCCAGTTTTCTAAGTATTTATCAAAGAGTGGATGATATACCACCCCTGACCATTATTTGACCCTCAACTATCCGATAAACAGTATCTCCTGTCTTCACATTAACATCATATACGTGTCTTCCTTCTTTCAAATCTGATGTCTGAGTTGTGGTTAACCCAATAAACATTTTGCCATCATAAGCACTGGAAAACCCAACTGAGAATGTTGCAGTTACACCAGCACCAACATACTTTGCCATCTGAGAAGATTCTGCAGTATAGTTAGTAAAATCTATTGCAGTACCAGATGTATCATTAACTGTAAACGTACAGGTAAATGATGCACCAACGTTAACTACCAAATCAGATACTGATGGATAGTCAGATGTTGAATCAAATGTGAAGGTTCTAGTTGCCATTTACGATACTCCTTAACATTTCCTTAATCTCTTTGATCTCACCTTTAAGTTCATCTAATTCAGCCCTCTCAGACTTTTTACGTTTCCTTGCGTCAACATACTTTTGATGTTCACTCAAATCAGTAGAAACAATTGCGTTTGAACCAGGATCTCTGTAAAGGGCGTGATTGTCTTTTACAGGTATCATGATAATGCAATTGCTCTGAATTCAGAAACCCTTGGTGGATGGGCCTGATTGGTTGCAGTCATCATAACTTTAATCTTAAATCCATCAAATTCTTTGAGAGAATCAATGGTGAACTCATACTCACGGAAATTATCTCTTTCAAATGTAGGAGCAACAAATGTATCAGAGAGTCCAGAGTTGTTCTTTGGATCAATAATTGCACCATTTTCATCAAGATTATCATATCCTGGGAATAACTGATAACGTATTTCGTTCTCAGCATCATCCTTTCTGAAGAGAGAATATGCAACTCTAATATCAGCAGTACTTGCTCTATTAGCAGAGAACATAACTCTAATTCCTGTAGCAGGAACTTTAAGTCCTACATTCTTAGTAACATAAGTTGCTGAAGTAGGATCTTCACCAGGAATCTTAACTTTAGGATCCGTTGCGAAAACACCAACTGTATCATCAACCCTATTGGTTGTAAGAATTGCACTAATTCTATCTATATCAATCACAGGTGATATATTAGAATCATTACTACTCAAATCACATTGTATATTTAATGATTTAGATCCAGGTAATGAAGTTAGTTTACTATCCTCATTAACCTTAGAAGCAATCATACGTGGATTGTTGTAGAAATTAGACTCATTGAGAACAATAGATTCAAATCCTTTATCTTCAAAAGATGTTTCAGTTCCACTTACACTTCTAGCACTAACAGTTCTAACTCTAGAATTAATATTAGTACCTTTAGGAAGTAATGTTTGTATATTAGGTGTTAATGTCTCAAACTGAATATTTTGAGATGCCTTAACCCTTGATTCTCCACCACTCTTAACATCCTTAAAGTATAGACTTGGGAATCCATTGGCACTCGCAGTTCTACTAACACCAATCCCAACACCATCAGATGATGTTCCGTCAGTATCAATAGCCACATAATAAGTATCCATCGTAATTGGATGAACCCCTTGATTAGCAACCTCAGACATATTATGTGTCTTATTGATTCTTCTCAATGAGACACCATTAAATTCATACTTATATGCTAATGAATTTACTGGATGAGTGAATGCAAGACTTGAATCTTGTGCTCTGGTTATACCACTAAGAGTATTAGTATTAACTGATGTATACTTAATAATCTCATTTCCAATCTTAAGGTATCCAGGGTTAGTTGTACCAACACCAACACCTTCAAAAGAAGTAAATCCAGTACCAGAATTAACTACTAAATCTCCTATATTATCTCTACCATAAGCAGCAGTTAGAGAAGATGGAGCAATATCACTCACAATACCTTCAATCTTAACAAGGTTGTTAGATTCATGCATGGCATGATTTCTATGTTGAACCTTAATAGATTTACCATCATAATAAGGATCCGTAATTGCTTGTCCAGAAAGAATAGTTACATTAGAACCTGAACCATTAATTTCAGACCTGATACCAGTATTGGTAACATAAGTCATGCTGGAACCAGCAGCA